GTAACATAGAACCAGTTTTATTAATAGAAATAGGTTTTGGAACGCCAGTATATCTAACAGATGCAAGTTTTGATATAACATCAAGTGTATCAGGAAGTTCAAGAACATATTTATCAAATGGTCATTTAAAAAGCATTACAGATATAAGTGAGACAAATGTGCCTACTAAAAACACTTTGAGTATAAGTTTATCTGGTGTAGACCAAACTTATATAAGTGTAGCATTAAATGAAAATATTATTAATGATGAGGTATATATTTACAGAGGTTTTTTAAACAGTAGTTTGTCTTTAATATCTGATCCTTTTTTGTCTTTTTTTGGAACAATAGATGAGTATAACATCAAAGATGATACAAAGACAGCTACTATCACTTTAAGTGTAACATCACACTGGGGAAACTTTAGTAAAGTAAACGGAAGAACAACAACAGATAATTCACAACAAAAAATATTTAGTGGCGATAAGGGAATGGAGTTCTCTGCTTTAACTGTTAAAGATATAAAATGGGGTAGAGTGTAAATGGGTTTATTTAAGTCTATAGGTAGAATTTTTAAACCAATAACTGACTTTGTAGGTGATTTAGTTGGAGATGTTATAGGTTGGTTATCACCTGAACCTGAAATACCTGATTTTGGACAAGATTTTTCAGATGAAAATAACAGAGGAGTGTTAGTAAATAAGTTTAATGCTAATGCACATATACCAGTAGTTTATGGTACAAGAAAAGTTGGTGGTAATGTTGTATTCTTAGAAACTTCAGGAACAGATAATCAATATTTATATATGGCTATAGTATTAAGTGAGGGAGAAGTAAATGACATAACAGCTATATTCATAAATGATAATCAAGTCACATGGTCAGGAGATATTGCAGATAATACCCAAATAACTGTAGGAAGTGGAGATGCTAATTTTTTTAGTGGTGCAAGTTTAATTACTTGTGAACCTCATTTTGGTAGTGATAGTCAAAGTGCATCTTCATTATTATCTACTTTGAGTTCATGGACTTCGAACCACAGATTAAGAGGTTTATGCTACTTAGCTATCAGGTTTGAATGGAATCAAGACAAGTTTGGTTCATTACCTACAGTTCAAGCAGTAGTAGAAGGAAAAAAAGTTTATAATCCAAACTTAGATAGTACCGTTACTGGTGGAAGTGGTAGCCATAGAGCAGATACAAGTTCAACATGGGAATATTCAGACAATCCTATTTTGCAACTATTAGATTATTTAAGAAATGATAGGTTTGGGATGGGCATCGCTAACAGTTATTTTGACAGCAATTTTGCAGATTGGCAAACTGCCACAGATGTTTGTGATGCAAATATCACCCCTTATAGTGGAGCAAGTCAGATAGATTTAATGGATAGCCATGCAGTTGTAGATACATCAAAAAAGGCTATAGATAATGTAAAAAACTTCATTAGGGGTGCTAGAGCCTATTTAAATTTCTCTGGTGGTATTTATAATGTATTAGTTGAAACAAGTGGGTCAGCATCAATAACATTAACAGAGGACAATATTATTGGGGGTATATCAGTAAAAAGTAAAAATAAAAACTCAAGATATAATAGAGTAATAGTTAATTTTACAAATCCTGATAAAAATTTTCAATCAGATACAGCACAATTTCCACCAGTAGACGAAACTGGTCTAGCTAGTGCAGATCAACACGCAACTATGAAAACAGAAGATGGGGGTTTATTGTTAGAAGGTAGATTTGACTTTACTATGCTTACAAGTCCATATCAGGCTCAAGAAATGGCAGAAATTATTTTAAGGAGGTCAAGGTCAAGTTTAGACATTAGTTTGATAGCTGACGCAACTGCGTTGGATTTAGCAGTAGGAGATATAGTAAACATAACTCATGCTACACCAAGTTTTTCAGCTAAACCATTCAGAGTGCAAGGAATGAATGTTAATAATGATTATTCTATAACACTACAATGCTCAGAACATCAAGATAGTTTTTATACTTTTGGCACACAGCAAGAGGTTGCAAGTATTCCTAATACTACTTTGCCTAATCCTTTTGTTATACAACCTCCAGCAAGTGTAACTTTATCAGATCAACTAATAGAATATAATGATGGAACTGTTATTGTAGCTTTAGATATAACTATAGGAGCATCTCCTGATAATTTTATAGATTTTTACCAAGTAGAATATAAACTAAGTACTGATTCAGATTTTATTATTTATGCTCAAGGCTCTGGATTAAATCATAGGGTTTTAAATGTTATAGACCAGCAAACTTATGATGTAAGAGTAAAAGCTGTAAATAGTGCTGGAGTATCTTCAACTTTTGTATCTGCTCAAAGAAAGATTATAGGAGCAATAGCACCACCTTCAGATGTAACAGACTTTTCTTGTAATGTAGCTGGTCAAGAAGCCCACTTATCATGGGAAGCTGTAACAGATTTAGATTTAGCTTTTTATAATTTAAGGTTCTCTGAAGAAACTGACGGAACTGCTGACTGGCAAAACTCTGTAGCATTAGTTGAAAAAATATCAAGACCAGCAACTTCAATATCTGTACCAGTAAGGCAAGGAACGTATTTAATTAAAGCAGTTGATAAGCTTGGAAACTTTAGTTCTAACGCAACTGCTATTATATCGAATGTAACAAGTGCCATAAATTTTAATAACATAACTACACAAGCAGAACACCCTACTTTTGGGGGAACTTTTACTGATACAATACTAATAGATAATGCTATTGAATTAGATAGTACAGAGTTGTTTGATTCAGCAAGTGGCAACTTTGATGATGATACAGATAGATTTTTTGACCAAGGTGCAAGTAACTTTGATTTTGTATCTACTGGAAACTATGAATTTGCAAATGTAATTGATATAGGAGCAAAGCATACTGTAAGAATAACTGCATCAATGACACAAACTTCTGATAACCCAGACGATTTATTTGATAATAGGAGTGGCAACTTTGATGATGCTAGTTCTAATTTTGATGGTGACACCCCAGCTAATTGTAATGCTCATCTTGAAATAGCAACAAGTGACGATAATACAACATTTACAGATTTTAGAGGTTTTGTTATTGGCGAATATGAAGCAAGATTTTTTAAATTTAGAGTTGTATTAATATCAAGAGATAATGCTTCAACCCCAGTAGTATCACAAGTAACTGTAACTCTTGATATGCAAGACAGAATCTTTAGTGGAAACGACATAGTTTCTGGTACAAGCACAAAGTCAATAGTATTTACAAAACCATTTAAAACTGTTAATTATGCTGTAGGGGTAACAGCACAAGGAATGGCAACTGGAGATTATTTTACTGTAAGTAATAAAGCTATTACTGGGTTTGATGTAGCATTTTTTAACAGTTCTAATTCTGGTGTATCAAAAACATTTGATTTTATTGCAAAAGGATTTTAAAAGGAGTATAAATAATTATGGCACAACACGACATGAACATAGCAAATCAATCATTTCCTAGCTTTAGGAGTGATTTAAATAATTCGTTATCTGCACTAAACTCAATGCATAGTGGAACATCTAGACCTAGTGGTGCAGTTGTAGGTACAATGTGGCTAGATACAACCAATTCTGGAAGCAACAGTCTGGAAATAAAATTTTTTGATGGCTCAGATGATATTTCATTTGCTACTGTAGATACATCTGCAAACACTATAAACTTTATTGATAGTGCAACACAATCAGATTTAGTGAACGATAGTTCACCTCAACTTGGAGCAGATTTAGATACCAACAGTTTCAATATTAAAATTGATGATGCACATGGAATTAATGATGATGATGGGAACGAATTAATAGTCTTTCAAAAGACTGCATCAGCAGTCAATCAATTTGATATAACAAACTCTGCTACTGGCAACCCTCCAAAGTTACAAGCAACTGGAGGAGATAGTAACATAGATTTAGACCTTGAAGCTAAAGGAACTGGTCATGTGACTATAAGAGGGAACACTAATGCTGGTGCAATTCAGTTTAATTGCGAAAGCAACTCACATGGTCAAATAGTAAAATCACAACCACATTCAGCTAGTGTAACAAATGAGTTATTACTACCAGCTGGAGCTAGTTCAACATTAGTTTCTTTGGTATCTACTGGAACATTAACTAATAAGGTAAATATACCTAGTACAGAAACAGCAACTATATCTACAAGCAAGACCTTAGATTTTGACACATACCAGAACTATATTTTAAGTTTAGGGTCTGGAGCTAATACTTTGGCACAACCAAGCACCGAAGCTGGTAATGTAGGGCAAACTGGTATTATTGTTTTTATACAACCCTCATCTGGAAGTGCTGGAACAGTTAGTCTACATGGTGATTATGAAACTGTAGGAGGTGCTGGGTTAACTTTATCAAGTGCAAATTCAGCTTATGATGTAGTGCCTTATCTGATAAAAGCAGATAATTCTATTCTGTTAGGTTCACCTCAACTGGCGTTTAGTTAATGGTAGCAAATGAAAAATGGTTTACTGGTGCTAGTGCTGGTACTACTGCTGGATTTTATGACCATCAGATAGAACAGAGCTGTAGATTTGATTACGGTGATGATTCAACTTTAAATAGAACAAATTCTTTTTCTGCAATTACTACTTTTACTTTTTCTACTTGGTTTAAAAGAGGAAGATTAGACCCTTATACTGGTGGTCAATATGGATTTGTTTTAAAGTGTGATTCTAATAAAGGTGTAGGTTTTACAGATGGAGACCAGATAACTGTTTTAAATGGTTCTTCTCATGCTATTGGTAGTGCAGTTCATAGAGATACTACTGGATGGGGTCATTTATTATTATCAGTAAATAGTGGAACTGGAACAGCTTTTGTTAATGGAGTATCACAATCATCAAATAGTGGTATGCAATTAGTTGGTGGTGCTGATGGAGAAGCTATTGGAATATGTAATTATGGGACTAATAACTTTGATGGTTTACTAGCAGAGACAGCATTAATAGATGGACAAGCTTTAGCTTACACTTCATTTGCAGAATTTAAAAATGGGGTGCTTATCCCAAAAGATTTAAGTGGACTTACATTTGGTACGCAAGGATTTTTATTAAAATATGAAAATGCAAGTGACCTTGGTAATGACAGCTCGGGCAACAACAATGATTTTACTGGAACAAATATGAGTTCAGATCACCAATCGCTGGACGTACCGACTTTTTCATGATGAAAGGAGTTAAATAGATATGGCAAGTGGAAATTTTAGCACAATGAATCCTTTACATAGCACAAGTACAAATGTTCAATACAGCAATGGA